AGATTTTATCTTACCCCAATGAGGACAACTCGTACACATATCGGGACTGTACTCGTCAAATGTGTTACACAAGTACGGACCTTTTATAGCCTCTACTTTCCTGTTAGTATCTTCTCGTGTGTAGCCCGAGTGGTGCCTGGAGACTATATGCGTGGCTTCTTCTCCATCTACACAGTATTTAGCAATAGACAGACCTGCTCTCCACAATGGCTCACTTATTTCTTCCTGATTCTTAATTATATTCTTTATCTGAGCACAACCTTTACCTGCTTTTGTTTTATTTATAATATCTAAGAACACACTTTCTTTGTCGGTTGGAAAATTGTTCTCACTAGACACATACTTCTTAGGTATCTCTATCGGATCGTCACCAAGTAATTCAGCAAACTCGTCAAAGTCTACTAATGGAGGTGCATCAAAACCAAAGAACGTTACCTCTGTAGGAGGATCAGTCTTATGATTATGCGTCTTAGGCACTCTAAGTACACGACACACATCCGCTGTTACAGCCACGTCTGCTAACAAGTTATGCTTTGCACAAAGAGCTTTAAGGCGGGTAGCGACGGGTAGCCAATTTTCTTTACCCACACTTTCAGTCAAACCCCAATAAACATGTACACCTCTACCCGAGTTTATAGTCAAGGGTTTAGGTAATTTTAATTCTTTACAAAATCTACGTAGTGCGACTATAGCGTCGCCTTGATTAGCGTATTCCTTACTTGGACCACAATCTAAATCAAGAAAAAATGATTTAAGTTCTTTTACATTGTCTGCTTTTCTAGACCCGTCTTTATCATATGTAGCCAAGCCAAAATAAGAGTCATAACCTTTCTTATCAAAGGCAACGGCTCCGTCAATTAAATGTCCTATCGTAGGGTAAAACTTCTGCACTCTACTATTATCGCTAGAACGTAATGCCAACAAACTATACAGACCATCATCTGCGAGCACACTCTTCAAAAATATATCTGTTTCCATAGCACCCACCATATAGTTAATCGCCATTACTCTCCCTGTACAAAGAGTAATGGCTACTGCCCCAACTAACTAGTAAGGATAAAATTAAGGCAGATTAGTTAGAGACTAGTCGTCCCAGTTATCAACTATAGATGCTAAATCCTCTGCGTCTTCTTTTGGTGCAGGAGCGGATTTCTTAGCTACTTTCTTAGGTTCTTGTACGGGTTCATCGTCAAACGGATTATCATCAGATTTAGTATCCGCTTTAGCCTCAAACCCATCAACTACGTCAAACGGATTGTCTTCTTTCATAGGTTTAAGATCAACAACCTGCACTGCTCTTAACCTTAGTGATACACCGTTATCACGCATATTATACGGAACACACACTACAGCCACGTTAACAAGGCTACCATTAGTCAACATAAAGTCTTCGGGTAACTTAACACCTTTTGCGTCATAGTGTGCAGGTTTTCTTGTAGGCTCATTATCATAAGAACCTTTTAGTTTAGCCTTGTGAGTATATGAACCATCTTCATCTTTTTTAAATGGCATAGTAAACTTTGCAGGCCAATTTGCTTCTTTCTTTGAATCATAAGCTAACTTCATATGTTTATATAAAGCCTTTGCTTGTTCCTCTGTCATGCGAAACTGCAATGTATATGCAGATCCTTCATCGGTCGGATTACAAGGAACCGATCTTTGCTCGGCACTATCGTACTTATATGTACGATTTATTCTCGGCCACATAGCCTCAACGTTCTCTAGTTTATAATTCATAGTTAAATTATTCGACATTCTAAATCTCCCTTACATGTCATCATCAAAATTTACAGCACCTGCTTCCATAAGCACGGGCTCTTCTCTTTTCTTCTCTGCTTTAGTTAGTGCATCTGCCACATCCTCAATACAAAACCTATAAGTACTACCTACTTTTATGTAAGTGTCTTGTGGTATGTCTTGTTGACGAACCCATGCACGGATTGTTGATATGGAGACAGAGAAGTGTTTCGCCACATCTTCGATTGGTACGTATTTTCCAGTCATTTTTTCCTCACTACTATTGAATATTCCGTATCTTGATTCAACCCTTTAGGCATCAGATCGGGGTTTTCTTCGAGGAACTGTTTTATATTAGTCTGATTAAGGCGTTTGTCAAAAAACTCGGGAACTTTATTCTCCATGATAAACTCATACATGGATTCCCAATCACTCGTCCAAAACTTTGTCTTAGTCGTTCTAAAAAACGATCCCTCAGAAGTTCTTGCACTCTCAACGTTTTGCTCTGTGCAATAGTCGAGTAGTCCTTGTCGGAGCATATCTTGTTGTGCAACAAGTTTAGCATCCTTTTCTTTAAATTCAGCAGATAAAACAGCACGTGCGTTTCGTATCTTTATAAACGCTCCAGTCAATTTATCTACCGACACTTTGTCGTCTTCAGCCATATTATTCTCCCTTATGATACTGATACATTATATATAGTGACTATATATTACTTAGTCAAGTATTTCTTTGTAAAGATCGGTAATTTTTGTGTGAATGTTTATTCTACTATCTAATAGTCTGTAAACGTGTTTTTCTGCGTCAGAACCTTGTAGCTGGACGACAGTGCACTTGTGCTTTTGTCCAGACCTGTGTACACGGGCATTTGCTTGTGCATAAGTTTCTAACGAACTGACGGGGGACCACCACACTACAGTATTAGCCGCTGTTAACGTAACACCATGTGCCGCAGAGGCTGGCTGTATTACTAGAACTCGTGGGCTCAATGCTTCCTGAAACTGCTTAAAGATGTTTGTACGTGTTGATGCACTCACGTTTCCCTGGATAATCTCGGTGGGTATACCATCACTACGTAATTTGTCTGTTAATATACTTATGGCATGTCTAAACGGCACAAAGACAAGAACTTTTTGACTGGACTCATCAATGACTTCTTTTAATACCTTGTATCTATGCTTGATATCAAACTCAAGTGTTTCACCATCATCTGTATAGACAGCACCTGCTGATATTTGTAGTAACTTGTTCATACCCACTGCAGCATTGACTGCCGTTACTTGCTCGCCCGTGATATCAAGTATAAGTTTCTTTCTCAACTGTTCGTAATACTT